CTACCGATCCATTGGATAAGATAACGCTAAGTGTTGGATTGTTTGTTGCATCTAAATCTGTATCTTCAGTGTTATCTACTGTGACAGTTGTTGTTGTTGCTGACTTTATTCTTCCTCCTCTTCTTAGTCCTGCCCTTACTGGATCGCTTACTTCGATAACTTGCCCTGGTCTTACAACAACTCCTTCTGATAAACCAGTAGTAAAATTAATAGTTTCAGTAGAATTTTGTTCCTCAAATAATAAAAATCTACCCAATCTTGCAGCTTGACCTCTAGAACTACAGCCAAAACCTGTAATTTTTTTATGTAAAACCCCATATTTAGCTTTTGCAGAGGCATCTTCTACAGTTTCAAAGTCCAATTCTTGGTTATCCATGTCAAAATATGACACGGAAACTACAGTTGCTCTTGTTTTAAGGCTCGTACCAGAATATCCAAATCCTGCTGATGTTACATTTGATAGATTAAACAGGTAGCTAGGATCTGTAGGTCTATCCTGTGAAATCGTAAGAGAACCAGCAGTCCAAAAACTTATTGATCTCATCACAGAAGTAAGAGAATTTACAACTTCATAAGCATCTTGTCTCGCTTGCAAAATAGTATTGCAACTAAATCTAGGTTCTTGTCCTCCTGCACCATCATCTACTAACTCTGAACAATAAACAGAAGCACTGTAAAAAGCATATTTATCAAGTTGAGCTTCAGTAATGTGATCTCCTAATCCATATCTAACATTTGTTAAAAGATCAAATAAAATCCAGGCTGGATCAGAACACCAAACTTTAGATGTAGTAAGCGTTCCATTAAATGTTCCTGTGTAAGTTATTCTTCCTGTTGCAGCTTCTACAGTCCCGTTATGAGGTATTTTTATTTTTACCCCACGAACTTTATACATTCTCCTTGGAACAGATGAAAACTGTTCAGAATCGAATCTTAAAGCTAAATGAGCAATATCAGGATATGGTCTTTGCTCATCAATAATTTCAGTAAAAGATTGAAAGAAAAATTCATCTCTTAATCTATTTGAATCAGTAGCATCAGCAGTTACTCTTGCTACTTGAACAGTTATCGGATAATTAAGGGTACTAGGTAGATCAATTCGATAATCCCTGTTATACGCTGAAGAACTTCTTCCTGTTACTGTGTCAGATATTGGGGTACTTGTCGTTCCATTATTTTGAATAATTTTTATTGTTAGCTCTACGGATGCACCATTAACATCTCCGTTAGTTTCAAAAGTTTGTAATCCATTAAAACGAAGAGTGACTCTAACAGCATTGATATTAGAGTTTGTTATCTGTCTTGATATTGGAGTTCCGTTTTCTACTTTTGAACCAACATTAGTTTCAGATTCAATATTGGTGATACCAGGAATAAATGTTTGATCTGATGTACCAAATCTAGGTTCAAACTCTACATCTTGAAAGTTAAAATCTGTAGCTTGAGTATTTGTTGGATCGGCACTAGCTCTTAATACTGGAGTTTTTCCTAAAAATACATCTTTTAATGCTGCTGTATTGTAGTTAGCTGTGCCTTTTGTAAAGGCTGCTGCTGATGGAAAACCTTCTATTTCACCTTCGCTAAGAACATCAACGATAGTTGCAAACTGTTTACTGGATAAGGCATTGGAGGGCAGCGTAGAATCTACTACTACATCATCTTCGGAGCGATTAACGATTCCCATTTACGCTGTACCTTTTATCTGTACTGTATCAATTCCTGCTGATACTACTAGAGAACCAGCAAAAATTTCTCCATAAATCACAGGTATTGCTGTTCCTGCTCTTGACGTATTCTGCACTCCACTAAATGAAAAGTTCTGAGATTGTGGATCTTCAGAAACTCCTGGAGGTTGTGGAACAGGAGTAAGCATCTGTGCTGCTCCAGACAATGCTAAGTAAATACCTAAATTTCCTGCTGCTGCTGCCAAACTAGAACCAAGAGTAATACTTCCTGCTGTTCCTGCTCCAAAACCTAAAGCTCCCCCTACTCCAAATCCTCCTCCAGAGGCAGCAAACGTACCAAATCCACCTGTTGCCACTGTTAATCCGACTAAAGCAACTCCAGCTAATACTCTTGTAAAGCCTCTTGAACCTGTTGCTACTGGTACTATTTTTATTTCCTGTTGACCTATCGGGTTAAATAATCCTGTCTCATCTATCTCATCGTTACCGACTTTGATACAGTAATTCTGCTCCATCATGTGCCGTTCCAAATGAGGGAAGTTTGCTAATAAAAACTTAAAAGCATGGAGTGGAGTTGATATTTCAGCTTCAAAACTACGCTCTCCAAGAAATCGAGCTAATCTTCCGTAAACTTTAATTTTACTGAGCATAGCGATACCTCTTCTTTGTCCATTCTATATACTTTTGGTCATAAGTTTCTCTGCAACTAAGTCTTTTCACACAATGATGAAGAATAGTTTGATCTCCTATGTAGACAGCAGCATGATCCAAAGTTCCTAATCCTGTATCCATAATAAAAACATCTCCAACTTCTGTTTCAACATTATCATCTATTTCCATAAAACCTAATTTAGGTAGAGCATATTCAAATAAAGGTGACTTACTAAACTCTTCAGGGCTTTTGGGTCGTTTCCAATGTTTTATTTCTATGTTTTTCTTTTCTTTATACCAATCAGTAATCAAAGTCCAACAATCTTGAATATCCCATACCCATTGTCTACCAATTAATCCTTTTTTATAGCCAGATGGTTCAAAATAATGCCATTCTTTTGTTTCTGGAGTAACAATGTAAAAAGGTAAATCTAAATATTCACAACTTGCAAGATCAGCCTGACTAGGAAATGGTGGGACTTGCGGATGGCTATGAAAAACAGCGACTATCTCACCAGAGTCTTCAGCTTTTATCCAATCATCAGGATCAATAATAAATTGTTCTCCTAAATCTTCCGCAAGATTTTTGCAGGGAAAATACTTTTCTTTACCCTTATAAACAGCTAATAAACCACACGCTTCATGTGGTGCATCTTTTTCTGCGTGTTTAAGTGCAATATCCTGCCAAGTCATCCAACAAACGTACCAATGCCAGGAAAAATATCTCTGGTTGCAATTCTTTTTGGTAGTTTTACGTTTACCAAATCTAATGCTGATATAGCTTCCCATCGAACCACATCTCTATTTTCACTAACTTTTCTATCTAAAAAGTAAATTTCTTGAGGAAATTCTGCTGTTGGATCGGGAGTACCATGAGGGTTTGTATTTCCTTCAAAATTAACAGCATCTAAAAATCTAGCTAATGTTCTAATTCTTGTTAATTTTGCACCGTTTAAATCATTACCAACTGTTGTTTGGTTTACATTCTGCATAATTGCAGTAATCGTTCCAAAGATATTACTGACAGATATAGTTGGTCTTGGCAAAGTTCCTGTTCCTGTAAATTCAAATCCTTCACATTGGATAGGGAATCTTTCATAAGTATTACCAGCCCATACTACTTCTCCATTTGAATTTAAATTTGCACCGTTATGGAATCTATAGACAGTGGTAGCACCATGCAATGTTGAATCGAGTGTTAAAGTAAACAATTCAATAATTGCAGTAGGATTTATTGCTTGAAGCTGAGAAACTGGTACTGCCATTAGGGTTCAAATACTTCTTCAAAACTAGCTGTAATTCTATTTCTTTGAAACTCGAACATCTCTCTGTTAAAACTTCTACATATCCATTTGAATGTTGTGGTTGTATCAGGAGGAGACCAAGAAAATGATGCTCCATCTTTTCCTCTAGCTTCTAAAAATGTTTCAATCTCATCTGCATCTTCATCATCAACATTAAAGGTAAGATTCCAAACTTTAGGATCTTGATTTAATCCGAAAGTAGTCCTTTGCTGGTATCCATCTCCGAATTGAGTGATCCTAAGGTTTGACTGACTACGTTTTGTAGCAGAGTATTGTGGATTGTAATCAGGAAAAGTAGCCATTAGCGTGTATTAGCGAGTAATCCTCCAGGTCTTTGTTGCTTAAGAAGTTCTCCTTTAACTGCAACAGAAATCAAAGTGCCAAGCTCTCTTGCTTGAGCATCATCACCTTGAACATCTGAACCTGATGCGTCTACATTAACAACAACACTTGTATTATTGCCACCTCCAAGTTTATTGTTTGGCACAACTGTTCCAGAAGATCTTGGTACAAATAACTCTGGCCCCTTTTCTCCAACTATAAATGATTTTCCCCCTGCTGCTCTACCTCCGTTAGCTAACAATCCTCCAGTTAGAAAACCTAATATACCTCCTCCTTTCTTACCTCCTGCACCGAGAACATCTCCAAATAGTGCTTGATTTAGTGCTACGTCTAAGAACCTGTTAGCAACATTGTTGAGTAGATCACCAAGAGTAGAAGTTCCTTTTATCAATCCTGCTATACCATCTTTTATATCTGTTCCGATGCTTTGGTTTATGCTTTCAAAAGCATCTACTACTGCTTTAGCATTTTTAGCTTGCTCTTTTAACTGCCTATTATTTTCCACGGCACTTGTTATTCTTCTTTGTTCTGCTTTTTCTAATTTGTCAAAGTCCTGCCCCATTTCTTCAGCAAGAGTTTTACTTGCTTGTTCGATTAAAAACTCTTTCTCTCTGCCAGCAATAATAGCCTCACTTAACTTGTTTTCTTTTTTCAGCCCTGATAAGCCGTCAGTAATTAAATCGTTTAAACTTTTCTTTTTCTCTACGCTTTTTTCTTCCAAAAGTAACCTTTTAGCAATCTCTAGTCTTTCTGCTTTAGCAGCGTTTAAATCTCTAGTTTTTTGCTTATTTGCTGCTGCTCCTCTTACTTTTCTATTTTGTATGCCTTCTATTTTTTGGTTTACAGCAGAAAATGCAGGATTATCAGGATTTTCTCTTATAAATTTTCTAGCTTCACCTGGTTGTATAAATGTTTCTTTGAATTTATCACCTGCCTGGTTAAGCAATTTAGCTATTGCTGCTTGTACTTCTGTAAAGAATAGAGTAACGCTATTAGTTAGATCTCGGAAGGTTTCTCCAAATTTTTGAAGTTCTGCTGCTTTATCTGCACCTATTTTTTCACCTAACATTTCTAGGGCTGCGTTGAAGGCAGCTTGTTTGCCTTGATTTTTCTCAATTAACTGGAGTCGTTTTTCTTCTACTGTTCCTGCTATACCCATTGCCTGTGACATAGCGGAAATGTTTGGATTTAGGCGGTTCATGGCCTGTCCAAGTTCGCCTATGCCGTTGATTACGTTCTGGATTGATTGGACTGCTGCTGTGGCTGCGATACCTCCTGCAAAACCACCCATCTGGCCGAACATTCCACCAATACCACCACCTAAAGCTCCTGCTGCTGCTACTGCTGGACCTTGACCAAATAACAAAGGAAAACCACCACTTATTAATGCACTTTGAGTATCAAATCTTCTAGCTAAGTTTCTAAAACCTCCACCGCCTGATCCTGCTGGTCCTCTTAATAATTTACCTGTTCGTTTATCAAAATTTAAAGCTGAACTTTGTGCGCTTGCTTGTTTATTTCTTTCAACTGTTTGTGCTTTCAATATTTGTAATTCTTTTTCAGCTACAGCTATATTTCTTTTAGCGTTTATAAACTTACCTTTTTCTGCTTGATTTATAGCTCTAGTTAATTTAGCTTTTACTTGACTAACTTTTACTCCCTTCATATCCATTTTTAGGATATTATCTTTTATAGCTAAAGCTCTCTTTTGAATTTGTGAGGCTTGAGTTTCTAATTTTAGATTTTTTTCAACTGAAGTTAATTTTTGTTTTTGTCCAGCAGACGCTTTTGCACTCTCTACTTTATTTATCGCATTTATCTTTATGTTTACCTTATTTAAGGCACTCTGAAGTTCTTGAACTCTTTTAAGTCCTCTTACACCAACCTTTATTTCAGCCTGATAAGCCACAAGTTATAGCTAAACATTTACTCTAGTTTACATTAAATAAACTGATTAGCACTATCTCCTGCGTCTTATTTTTTCAAACTCTTTTTCCTGCTCTTCATTTATTACTTGAAAGTATGCACTCCAGCCGATAAGTTCTTGTTCTGTCATTTCTCCTATTTCTTGGAGCGTCTTACCTAATTCTTTGGCTACCCCAAACTTGAGCATCATCCAGTTATCTCTTTTTAACTGGCTGGCTAGGATTTTGGGTCTATTACTTCTTCCTCCTCTGCGTTTATTACTGCGAGCATAAGAGATTGAAGATCGCTGTCCTTGACTTCATTTTTGAGAACGTCTATTTCCCCTGCGTTGAATAGTTTTGTTCCGTTTTCATCTAATGCTTTGTTTATTAATAATTGTAAAGCAAATCCATTTGAGTCATCGCTTCTTACTTGCCTTTGTGCCCTTTCACGCTCTGCCATTGTTAAAGGAGTTACATACATAACGAAGAGCGATCCATCGGATAGGGTTACTTCTTTTTTAATTGGGTCAAGATTTGCAGCTTTTCTAAGTCTGTCGAGAGCGTTCATTGTCGCCATAAATTTCGTATTGTTTTTACTAGTGTACTTCATTATGCAATAAAAAACCTCGGATTGACCGAGGTTCATAATAATTAATAACTGCTAGTAAAATATTATGCAGTCTTAGATAAATCGAATGTTGGAGCAGCACTAGGTCTGAAGGCTATCTCTACAACCTGTCCGTCATCTGGGTTTACGTTGAAACTTGCAGATGTAAGAATAATATCTGCCAAGATTGATCTACTTGCGTTTTGATCTACATTAGCACCACTCATCTGACGATCAATATACAATCTAACTTTTGCACCAGCTTGCTGACGTTGGATAACATCTTCAACCATTCTACTGGATAAAAGTGTGTCATCATCTGTTGAATAAACACTAGCAGAACCACTACCATCAGCGAAACCAGAGATAAATGTTCTAAATGGTGCGGTTTGAGTAACAGTTTGACCAATACTTGTTACGTCAATTTCTGCTCTGGTTATTTCAAAACTCCATTCTCTTACAGATCCAACAACTAATGGTGCTGTAAATGTAATGCTTGCAAATGTACCAGCGACAAAAGTAGGAGATGCTGAAGCTGTTACTGCTGCTCCTCCTGCTGTTGAGGAAACTGTCATAATACCAGTTGAAGCATCATAAGTTTTTACGAAATAATCTGCTGCTGGAATACAGTTAGTTACTGTAGATCCTGATGGATACGCAAGTGTTACTGTGTCATTTACTCTATAACCCAACTGAGATCCAACAGTAATATTTCCTCCTGATGATGGAAAAGCTGATGCTGTAAGAGTTGTTACGCTTGTACCAGCAGGAGAATAGTATAACGCTCCCGAAGTACCCGATAGAACTGTAGCCATGATTAATAATTCTAAGGTTTGAACATACGGGTACTACCCGATATGTCTATAGGATAGCGTAAATCTATGAAAAGATTCAAGGAGTTAACTGAGCTTGAAAATCTGTTT